ACAACGGCCAGAGAGCGGTCAATGTCGGTTTTGGCGGTGGTTACGCAGGGAAGCAATGCGACATCCCACACGTTGAAGCAGTTGCGGAAAGCGAAGGAATCGCGGTCGGCAAGCGAAGCGTCGACGTGGCAGGTAACTGACCGTTGGCCGAGGCTGACGGTGAATGTCAGCACCTCGACTTCGCTTTGCCGGACGGCGGCGAAAGAGGCGGCATCGGCAACGATGGCCGACATTGGTATGTTGAGCTGCACCACTCCCGAAGCGGAGGCGGTCTTGCCGGAGTCAGCGACATAGGAGTGGGAAAAGAGAGCGTCGGAAGTGGTCTTGCGGAAGCGGTGCGCGACGGTGTAAGCAATGCTCTCACCCTGTTCTGCGAAGAAGAAAAGGGTGATGGTCGTGTCGGGAGCGACACGGCGCATGGAGAGCGTTGTCAGGAAATTCTCTGCGAGAAACCGGGCGGTGTCCGAACAGACCGTGTATCGGTCGCAATAGAGTATGCGGATTGAGGCCGAGGCAACGTCGGCGCCGTCGGTGCTGACGCGGATAGTGAACACCTCGTAGGCGTTGGCCGAGAGCGCCATGTGTTCCTCGATGAGCCGTGCGAAGTCGAGCAGCCGGACGCTGCCGCCATAGGCGTAGTACCGTTCTTCGAGCAGTACGACGGAGCCTTGCCCGGAAAGGCGCACGTCGACATAATCGTGGGTGGTATCGACCATGATTTCGCCTAACTGCGAGGAAAGGACAATGCCGGAGGGCAGATATGCTATTCTGTTTGCCATGATGCAAAGGTAACTTTGCAGTCGTGGCTGATAAAAGACAGGGAGTAAGCGGTCAAACCCGAAGGGTCAACCGCTGCATGGACGGATTGGAGAAGTCATTTCTCCAGATGGTCGGGCCGGAAATCCGGCGCGTCGGGGTCGATGCCTCGCGCGATGTACTTCGAGCGGAGAGCGTTGTGCGCCTGAATGACTATCTGATTGATGACGCGGAAATGCAGGTCGTCAATCAGCAGAGCCATCTGCTCGCTGTGGCTCGGATATTGCAAGCCGAAGCCGTAGTTTATGGTTCGCGCTGCATCGAGGATTACTTGCAGCTCCTGTTCGGTAAATTTGTTGTAGTCGATTTCCATTGTTTCGGATATTAGAGGGTGAAACATTCGTGATTGTTGTTGTCGATATGGAAGATTGAGAGCGTGTAATTCTCGCAACCTTTTCGGAACTCGACTTTTATAAAGTCCTCGCCGTCGCGCCAGCAGTAGAACAATGCCAGACGCATCGCGTCAATATCGTTGTCGGCATAGAATTTCCATTTGCCTTGTTTTGTGAAACAGATATATTCGTACATCGTTGTGAGAATTGGAGGTTTGACATTCGGGAAGAAAGCGAGGGAGGCTTACGCCTCCTCTCGCGCTGCCTCGAACTGGAGGCGTTCGTAGATGTTCTGGGAGATAGTCGCTCCGTAACGGGCTTTGAGCAGGTGCATGTAACGCATCGCGCTTTTGGCCGTCTTGCATCCGCATCCGACGTTGTCTTTGGGGGCTACGCCCTTGAAGTAGACGTACCAGCGGTTGAACTTGCGCTGAGCCACGATGAGCTTGGGAGCGATGGCCGTAGTGTTCTCGACGGCGGGAGCGGCGGTTTGGGCGACTTGCTTTTCTGCGGATTTTTTAGTTTTCTTTGCCATGATTTTGAAGTATTTGGGGTTTGACAAGTGAGCCGAGGCTCTTAATTTTTACATTGCAATAATTGGGAGAGCTGAGAAAGCGATGGAAAAGCAAAAATTTCAAGTAAAATTTTAAGGCCGTGGCCGGTCAATACTACCTGTAAGGTGGAGATTTATAAAAATTTATGCAGAAATCCGTCAGGTATATTTTGCGTTGAACGGTCAGTCCTACCTTTGCTAATGGAAAAATAGACCTCGGTTCACGTCCCCAAATACGGAAAAGGCAAACAGAAAACTGACCGCAGAAATATCGCTCAGACCGCCCCATCGGAGAGACCCGGCAATTACTCCGCACTCGTCGCGGCTGCAAGTGAAACGGTGAGGATACCGAGGGTGTGGCAAGGACAGTCGGGGTGCGGTTGAGGCCGGAAGCGGTGCTATATGTACTTGCGCCCGATACGGAGCAGACCCCGGAACTCCGAACGCCCCGGATTCGAGGCAAGCGGCGGCGGTGGCCGTCGCTCCCGGAGGTCAGATCTCCCGAACAACGATGCACACCTGCCGACACAAAACGGTAAATGGGACTTGCCGACGGCTGATGCGATGTGCCCGGTTTTATTGACGGCGAGGTTATGGCGAGAATAAAAGTCGAGTTATGAAATGCGGAATGCGCTCGCGTCTTACCGACAACGGCAATCACGTTTCTCCCTCCCGAAGCAATGGTAATCGCTCAAACAAACCGAACAAGAGAGGCAACCTTGATGCGGAGCGGTCAGCTCGGATGGCTGACTGGCACCTGCCCGCAGCACAACGATTGCGTAGGGTTTGACCGCCCAATCCCCGGCTCAGAGGCGGTGCCGGAGAGCCGGTAGAGAAATGATAGCGGAGACAACGGCGACTGATGAGCAAAAGGAAAAGGCTGCCCCGGCGGACAGCCTGCCCTTTGAGGGAGGGTGATTTTACCAACCAGCGAAGCAGCCCTGAACCATCGTGTAATCGACGTTGTCGTACTGGGATGCTGCGATTTCCTGGGCTTCCTCGGCGGAACGGGCTTCGACTTCTTCAGTGTAGCTGTCGCCGTCGAAAGTGATTACTTCTACCGAGAAGTATTTGAGCTTGCGGTTGGAGTTGAGAGAGCTGTCGAATATGTTCATTACGTGGGTCATGATTTTGAAGTTTTAGAGGGTTTTTACTGTGCGCCGGGGCGCGTTTGATTTTTACGTGCAAAAAGGAAGGAAGTGGAAAGGGCGCAAGCGCAAAAACTTCAAGAAATATTTTAAGCCAACGGCGTTAAATACTACCTGCAAGGTGGAGATTTATAAAAAATTTTGCAAGAAGTCCCGGAGGGCCTGTTTTGCGATAGACCGGCACGACTTAACTTTGCAAAGTGAAATATCATAGCGTGTCCCGTGCGTGTTTACAAGTAAAGTTCCTCGCGGAACGTCCCGGCAAAATCCTGATCCACGTAACCTGCAAGGCATATTTGGCGGCGAACGCCGACCGCAAGCCCGAATATATATCTACACCGTGAAGTAATCACTCGATGGCAAAGCGGTGCATAGACACCGTGAAGCCCGTGCCGAGGAAGCACGGAAAAAGAAAATCGCCTCAGTACGAGTCGATGCAACGAATGGTTCAGAGTTACAGTTGGTAAAATTCCCCTCAAAGGGCATGAAGCACGGTAACGGCCTATATCTGGGAATGAAAGCTATTGCCGGAACAATGCCGCATATAAAAAGCGAGCCTCGGATCCACAAAGTGGTGCCGAAGCTCGCTGTATGTTATCGACAAAGTCGCTTGCGAAGCAAGAGTTAGCGATTGAAGCCTTCCGGTCGAGACCTCAGGCTCGATTCACGAAAGCGCGGCGGCGGTGCCGCAACTCCCTAAAGATTTAATGAATGTATGCGAGAATATGTATATATCAGCCGTTTATAATCGGTTGAATTATTCAATGATTTTTTGTATTCTAATGTAAACTCATTGTCGGATATGAAGTTTATCTCACCCATATCCAATGAGCCAATAATCAACTTATTACCGTTGATATTATATGAGCCAACGGGGCATAGATTCTTATCTATATATTTGCCAACGTCATTATTCCATTTTTCTAAGTCTTCATTATATTCTATCTGTCCCTCGGTGGTGTCCAAATTATAATCAGACCCTTTAGGACGATTAGGCATATCTCCTCTAACAGTAACAAAATCTTCATCGAAGATTAGTACGTCCCAGCGAGGATTATTTTCACTAATATATGAGTCGATACCATGTGGAGGGACTTCTTTATCAAAGGTGTTATGGCCATCTCCAATATGCTCTATGATTTTGGTATGAGTAATGGCCCAATAGCCTATGAGTTTATTTTCATCGGGCTTGGGTTCATCGTTATTGTCAGAACATCCGGTAAGAACGAAAGAGAGAAGAAAAAGGAGTATTGTAGAGTATTTCATTCTGCTTTAACTGAGTTAAAAGTTTAAGATTTGAAGCCTTACAGTCGGATGTGCAATCTCGATTTGCGAAAGCGAGGCAGCGGTGTCGTAAGTCCATTAAATCAATTATGGTCTGCTTATATGTTGTTCTATAAATAATATTTTAGACATTATCTTGTCAAGAGTAGGAACTCCATATCGTTCACGCGATTCTGCTATATAAGAACGAGACATTGCATCTAATTGCTTTTCTGAAAACTCATAACTCCATGTAAACTTGAAATCTTCAGGAGGAGAAATTAGGTGTCCAGGATTTAAATAAACATCTATATGATATAGGAATGCTCCCAATTTATTAGCTCCCTTACCATTTTCAGAAAAGTCAAAAAAATGTTTTAAATTACGAGCATATTGTTCTAAGTCGGTGTTCCGTCTACGAATATCTTCAAAGGTGATATTAGAAAATTTATGGACAATCAATAGAATTGCAACTATCCATTCTGCTTTTTCTAACCGATAATAGGAAAACACTAATTTAGCATGGGCATAAAATTTTTCAAGTTGTCTTAGAGTTAAATTCTGTTTTTCTGCCATTTCAGCACAAATACGGTTAAACTCAAACAAATCATCATTGCTCCGAATATATTGGTTAATTCCAAAGTGCTCGGATAGCATAAATGCAAAACTTTGATGTTTTACTTGAGGCAACTCAAGTTCTATATCAAAGAAACGTCTTAGATATTCCTCTCCATTGAAATTATAAGAACCATAATATCCTTGAATAGACTTGATAAGTTGTTGTTTATCAATAGTGAGGCAAAAAACGATATTTGGAATATTGAAAAGATGTTTAATCTTTTCCAATACTTCTACTGCGTAAGAAGGTGTACATCTGTCTAATTCATCAATAATAAAAATAAGAGGTTTCCCGTCTTTAACAATTTCAGCGGCAAAATCAATAAGGGCGTTTTTATATTTGATAAAGTCGACACGTTGAGAAACGTAAGAGATAATATCACTTTCTTTATAATCAATATCGTAGTTTAGATTATGCTTATATATATCCTCAATATTTCTAATTGCCTCATCTGTAATAGCTTTAGAAATATATTGGTGCATTTTACCTTTAATAACCGAAAGCGGTACTTGCTGCAAGGTTTTCCACGCGGCAAAAGCCTTTTCAGAAAGAGACTTTTCTTCATCGAAGAACTCGCGTAGTTGACTTAAGATTGCTAAAGTTGGTTCTCCAAAATAATCGTTATCCCAAGCGTTAAATATGGTTACCTTAAAACTTTTAGAAAGAAGATTTTTCCATTGATGTATGAAAACAGTCTTACCTGTTCCCCATGCTCCATTTATAGCCATGACAAAACCATTACTATAGTTTGTAGCGATGGATGTCAATAGATTCGCAAATCTTCTTCTTTCCAAAATGTCATCTCCAAAAGGATTATCTGGAGTGGAAGAGATATGCTCATATGTGTGCCTAAGACAATTGTGCATCAAACCCCTTAGTTTTAAACTGGTAAAGATATTATATTCAATCTTAAAAAATCTGAGATGCGATTTCTTTGATTACTCCTATGGTGTCATCTTTAGCATTAATGATCCTGGAGAATTTCAAAAGACCATCTACGAAGTCGCGGATAGTTACTGTTTTTAGATCTGAAATGCGCAATTTTGCATAATTCAGAATTGAAATTAAACAGCAATAATGTCCCTCCCGTCCTATTGCTTTTAACGCCTTATACACTTCGTCCTCATCAAACCCCACATTCTTACCATAAATGAAAAGACTTGATGCGAGATTTGCCTGACGGAACTTAGAAATAGCGTGAATGACATCTTGAACTGAGAAAGACTTGTCTTTCACCTCAATAGCATTCACCAGGGTTCCCTCAGAATCGAACACGTCAATATCTCCGACTTCCTTGGAAGATGAACCGCTTTCGTTTACCTTGTGAGGAACGACTTTGAAATCTTTCCCGAGGTATAATTGTTCTAATTCAGCCACGACAAGAGGGCAAACCTCTCCCTCCATTGTATGGTCTGTAATTTTATAGATATAGTCGAGGACGAGTTGTGAAAACTCGCTGACATCGATTAAGGCATCTCCTATGGCGAATTTCTTCAAGTAATCTTCATGGTTGGATATAAGCACAACCATTGCGGATTTGAGATACTTGTACGCGGACTCGCTTGTATGTATCTGCGATAGGACAGATATCAGATTTTCGAGGGTTTCCCTATCTTTACCTGCCCTGACGGCATTGTTAATAGAAAGAGAAACGAAACGTGCAGGTTTATTAAGGAAAGGCTCATTAGAATCGCCGAGACAGCCAGGTAATTTGAGCTTTTCAAAAGGTACGATGACCTTATGGCACAATGTTCTTGCATCGAATTTACCGCCCTTTCCATCGCCTTTTTGTAGGCTTAACGCATCAACCTTTTGGTTGGTGGCCTTAGCGAGCAGTGCATTTACAAGAATATAACGATATGTTTTGTGCGTTCCTCGAAGAACTGTTTCAATAATAGAAGCAATTTCATCTTCAATTGGAGTAGCCTCAATCAGAGCTCTATCAAGGATAAGAGCAGCAGTTTTAATGTCAACAGTAGCCATAATTTAGAATAGTCCTGAATATTGAATAGGCGCCTTACCCTTTAGAACGTCTACAACCATCGAACAAACGGCTTTAGACAGATTACACGGAACTGCATTCCCTATTTGCGTATATTGAGCGGATTGCGAACCACAAAAAACATAATCCATAGGGAAAGTCTGAATGACTCTTGCCTCGTCAACAGTCATGCGTCTTAAATATGAGGGGACAGTTTCGGTTTTCGCTATTTGGGGATTTTGTTCTACCCGATCACGATACCCTTCAACCCAGGGTGTCTCCCCATCATATAATGCTTTTTCGTCTATGATGGGAGTCTTATTGCCGCCCATTGATGCGGGCAGTGTGGCACTGTACCCATCAAGTTTCAACGGTCTGCCAAGTCCATTAAACAACATACCAGCATAAGCGGATTTACGAAGAACTGGCTGTGGAGTCAATGTAATTCTTGCGTTGCATGTGCTTGAATTATTGCCGACGCCAGCACGGTCAAGGACAGCAAGTGCCTGACGTACACTTTTTGCCTTAACTCTGTAAGGTTTGAGCATCGATTCCAAATCTGGAGAAGAAAGGGTGCCATTCTTAAATCCAATGAAGAATACTCTCTCACGAGCTTGCGGAACATCGAAATCCGAGGCATTAAGGACAATGAAGTTCACAGAATAACCTAAATCGATGAATTTCTGCAGCAAGGCAGCTCTGACTGAAGCCCAGCGGTCAAGGACAGCTAAAGCCTTGACGTTTTCCATTATAAAGGCTTTGGGGCGAACTGTTTCAATGACCTTGGCATAGCTCCAGATAAGTTTGCTTCGTTCATCTTTTTCATCCATTTTACCGGCGACAGAAAAGCCTTGACAAGGAGGTCCGCCGATAACCAAATCTATTCCTTCGTATTCAGAAAGCGAAGGGATAAATGAGTTTATATCGCCTTGATGTATATGGTCTCCAATATTGAGGGCATAAGACTCACAGGCCTCTTTCTTCATGTCGTTAGCCCATATGATATGGGCTCCCGCATAAATAGCGCCGATATCCAGTCCACCAGCACCAGAAAAAAGCGAGATAGTCCGGATAGTATTGGAGGCTAATTTGTCTTTTAACTCCTTCATAAAATGCAAAGAACTTCCAAGTAGGCTGACAGGCGACCAAACCTTTTGCGGCTACAAGGAAGTTCCGTAATATGTTGAATATAAGTAGTTACTTACATTGAGCGGTCTTTGTCAGCGGCGAGCGCAGATTAGGATGCAAAGTTAGCAATAATTTTCGAGACTTCGGCTATCAGCTGCAAAGATAATTTGCAAGGTGCTTGAAGAAAAAGAAAAAGAAAAAAGGATTCAGCCGGCTCACGATTTCGGCTTGTGTTCGTACAGGGGTTTCTGTTCGGTCAGGCCGAATCTGAGTGACCAGAACTTCGTGCAGAGCCGAATGACCGTGAGCCTTAAAGTCTCCGAGAATCGTTAGCGTTCGTGCAGGGACATCACTACTGACACGTCTGTCAGAGATATAGCCGGAATCGTACAGAACGATTGCATCGGATACAGTTGACTGAATCCGATGCAAAGTTACAATATCTGAGAGCCGAAATCAACGGACTATTGTGCACATGACGAAATTTTCAATAATTCTCGATGGCTTCGATGAAGGGAGCGTCGGCAGATTCGCATGAGCGCAGCGGATAGCGATCCGGTATGTCGCGTTCGTTGGAGTCATAGCCAAGACCTTCGCAAAAGGCGAGGGCTTGTTCTTCCGTGTCGAAAACTTTCGGCTCAGGGAAGTCGAGCATATCATCGGAATCCAGATATTCCTTGAAGCCGTCGATGTCATCGTTAACGAGGAAATCGATGGCGAGAGGGTCGTTTATAACATATACTTTTACTGACATATCGAACAGATTTTGAGGTAGTTTATCTACCTACAAAGTTACGAAAAATTTTTGACAAAATCACTATGCAAGGCATATTTATTACCTGTATCATAGTGATTTTGTCAAGCTCGACCTTAATTAGGGTATTGCTATTGATAGCGGGATATCACTTCACGAAATAGAATTTCGTCATAGTTACGTAATGCTCCGGGATATACGCTTGTTTGCAGGTACCAATTAATCTGCCTTATAAAGTGTATCAGGTGCTCGATTTCGTAGCCAATAGGATATAATTCGCTACCTTTTGCTGTCGGCTCATCTTTGAGCTTGAGCTTCAAGCTTTCGCCAAAGTTGATTAACTCAACTTTGGTCATTCCTTCGGTAAACTTAACGAAGTCAAGTACCGATAGTGGTAAATCAATAAGACTTTGTTTCATTTAAATGACATGGAGGGATTTAATTCCATGTAGTACAAAGTTATAAAGAATTTTTCAGGAAGTCAAGCGCAAATAGGATAAATCATAATACTATATTATAAAACGCCGCTCGTTGACAGCGAGAAAGAATCGTGGAACGGGAACTTTTCAGCGCCGATGTAGAGGGTATCGAAAGCATCGGTGCCGTCGGTGCGGTGTTCGAGCAGGTCTTCTTCGGACTCTGCGAGTTTTTCGCCGGACTTGTCCTTGCGGAAGCCGTTGCGCCCGTTGGAGACACCGGCTGACTGAATGGCAAGGATAAGGTCTTCGTTGTTAGAGCGGTTGAAGAACGGCATTAGCCTTTGCTTCCCGGCAAAGGCGTTGTTGATGAGAAGATACTTCTCGTCATGGTGCATCGGGTTTCCGAGGTACACGGACTCGATGCGCCAGCCGTGCCGCTCGAACTCCTTAACCACATTATAATGGAAGTCCTGGTCGTTGACGGCATAGTTGGAACCGAGGGCCGTAGCATCGTAATAATAGACCACGGTCTTGTTGCGATGCGCGGCGTAATAGCGGCAGAACTCCTCGACGAGCGCCGGTATCTTGCGGTCGAACTTGACGTAGAAAGACTTGATGATATTAAGGCGACGGTCGCGGGGTTGCCCGGCGACAATCCAGTTTATATTTGCATTATAGTCCATGCCTATGCAGATGGGGGCGTCGGGGTCAACGTCCTTGTCGGCGCGGGCGTCGAGCGTCGAGAAGTCGTAATCATAGCCGAGGGTGTCGAGGTACTGATTATCGTTGGCATCGTACTTGTGGCCCTCGCGCATCGAGGAATAGAAACCGTCCTTTGCAATTCCGATCCTCTGACAAAGGATAGAGGTTTGGAATGTCAAAGGAGTAAGGTCGCGTTTCATCTGCTTTATGTAGTTCTCTCCAAGCAGCTGCAAGTTCTCGATGCTGCTGTATTCGCGGTAGTAGACCGCGACGGAGCGCATCTTATTGAGGTCGCGGTCGAGGCGGCGCAGGTAGCCTTTGAGATAATCGAGAACCGCCGCGCCCTTTGCGTTGAGGGAGCGTATGCGTTCCTTGATACGCCAAATCTCGTAAACCGTGGCCTCGATAGTCCTGATAAGTTCCACGTCCATTTTGTCGCGGTAATGTAGGAACCAACTGCCCTTTTGGGTCTGCGGCATATCGCTCAATATCATAATTGAGTGATTGAAGGAGTGCTTGCCAAAGTGCGACTTAATGCCGCCGTTGGCAGGTAACGTCTCGTCTTTGAGTTTGGCGTAGTCGATGAACTTGGCTTCGTCGACGAGCAGCCACGACAAGGTCAGAGAGTTAGACGAGCCGGGTCTGTCCTGCGAGATGATGACGGCCACCGAGCCGTTGTAGAAAGATATGACGTGTTCATAATCTTTCGGGTCGATGATGGGCTGCCGGAAGGACTTCGGGGGCTTACGGCCCACGACATAGTGCAGCCCCTCGATGAAGCCCCAACGTTTCCAGGCGGCGAGCAAGCCGGGGATTGTATTTGTCAATCCGTGCTTAAAAGTCGGCACCACGATGCCGCCTGTGGAGCCTGGCATACGTTGCATATTTCGCAGAACAAACGGAGCAGCTATGCTGTCCGTCTTGCCGGTGCGTCGCCCCGCGACGATAACGGTAGTGTTCGCGCCGATAAGCTGCGTGAGGCGTTGGGGCTTGTTAAAGTAAATGCGTGGCATAGGGTATAGGAAATAGGGTGTAGGAAACAGAAAATTAGTATCTTTGCGGAAAATTACCGCTATGGCTATTCAAAGTTATAAAGACCTCGTTGTATGGCAGAAGTCAATGGATTTGGCCGACATGATATATAAACTCTCGGCTAACTGGCCGAAAGAAGAAACCTACGGACTGACAAACCAAATTCGCAGGGCTGCTGTGTCAATACCCTCAAATATTGCAGAAGGGTATGGCAGATTGTCGCAGGGAGAGTACAAACATCATTTGGCATTTGCAAGAGGTTCTTTGGTTGAAACTGAAACACAAATTGAGCTATCGCGCAGATTTGGATATAGCACCCAAGAGCAGATTGCCCCTATTATCGCATTACAAAATGAGATAGGCAAAATGCTATGGAGTATGCTCACCAAACTCTGACTGTTTTCTATCCCCTACATCCTGTTCCCTGTTTGGAGCGGGAAACAACGTTTCCAGTTCCAAATCCACTTCCTCGAACTCGACATCTTCAATGTCGATAGTTTCACGGCGGTACTTCTCAATCATGGCCGAGATTTTATCGGCGAGATTGGGAATAGGCTCGATGCCGAGGACACGCGGATCATCGGTGGCCGTGAAGGGCTGAACGAGGATTTGGTCGAGCGGTATTGCCTGTTCGTCTTCGAGGTCAACGCGGTTGAGCTTGCCGTATGCGGTAGCGGCGCGTTCCATTGTCTTGCTGTCCTTACGCTTCTCCGCCATCTTGTATGTGGCGATAAGCATTTCATTGGTGCGCCAGCGGTGGAAGTCGCGCGAGGCTGAGCCGAGCATGGGGAGCAGAGACTTCACAACTGCGAGGTCAGAATACGCCGTTGTGCGGTGTATACTGTGGCGTTGGCACACCTCGGCGACAAACTCGCGGTCGGTGCCGTCGGGGTTGGCGATGAACCAGTTATACATTTCGCGGACACGCAGCACTTTCTCGACCATTTGGCCGGGATAACGCTCGCGCAACTCTACCTCTTTGGTAAAGAGTTCAGCGCGGCAAACTTCTATGGCGTTGGGGTAACTCATGGCTACTCGTCGTCCTCCATGTCGAGAAGATTGCGGTGGGCGTTCTCGATAGCGAGCGGCGAGCCTACCTGTGCAAGCATCATTTCCTGGGAATGGAGCTTGACCTTAGAGGCTGCCTTGCCTCGGCGGTAGGCTTTCGACACGTCCGTACTGCGGTCGGCGATGTCGGAACGCAGCACATCAGCCGGAATATCGAGTATTATGGCGATGTCGGAAATTTTGAGGTAGATTGAGGCGAATTTCTCAATCTGCTGCAAGTCGTTCTCGGAATAGGTCATGGAGTGGAACTGAATGGTTAGTGATAAGGTCGTTGACCTGCGAATGGAGATTTGCGAAAATCTCCGGCGAGGTCGAGATAAAAGCGGACTCGTGGCGGTTGCCGCGAGTCAAGTTCTGCGAGGTGATTACGCTGACCGTGTCGCCGCGCTCGGATTTCACCAACAAAATCTTGCTGTGATTATCAGCAAGATAGGTGCGCTCGATAACTTGGGTGATGAACGCCCAGAGTTTGAGCGTCTTGTTGGTTGCCTTGTGGTCGAGCACAAGGTTAATACGAGAGACCTTTTTATCCTTAGTAATGAAGAATAAGCGGCGAAGAAATTCCTCCGATATGGAGAAAGATGTCTGCCATACCTCGGCGATGCCGACTTGGCCCAAAATCCATTCGAGAATGTCGGCTACCTGCACGGCATTTGAAAGGTAAGCCTGAAAAGGCGTCTCTTTCAACGGGCGAAGGATTTGGTCGATGTTGGCGGTGCGTTTCATTTCGCAGACTTCTTGTTACCGGCGGCGGAGCGTTTGCCTTTCGGCGATCGCGAGGGAGCGGCATCGGGGCCGGGAGCTACATAATGGTCGTAAACCTCCCAGTTGGCATGAAGTTTCTTGTCGAGCGATATAAGTTCTTTGAGGAAGGGATAACGCTCGGAGTCCGGGCAGGTGGAGTTTTCAAGTGAGAGCGAGCGGAGGCGCAGATGCAGCTCGCGCATACGTTGGAGAAGCGAAAGGTTCTCAACGTACTTCGCCTTGATTTCATCGGGCAGAGAATCGTGGTCGGGTCGCTTGCCTTTGGCCGGAGCTTCGTCGGCTTTGGCGGCGAGCGGAATATGCTCGGCCACGATAGTTTCCACCTGCGCGGCCATTTCCTCGACCTGCGCATGGGTCAGGGCTTGAACGCGGAAGTTGTAATACTTTTGGAGCTGATAGTCCACCACATCGTGGCGGCGGTCAATCTGGGAGATTATGTTCTTATACATAATCTGATTGCCCGACAGCTTCAAAAGGTAAACAGCGCCGACGTTGTAGTCGCGCTCGTCTTCAGGCGTTTCAAGCCACAATCGTATCTGTTCAGTAAATTTGTGGTCCATTGGTGGGGTCAATTATATTTTGGCCGGAGGGGTCAAAGTTTATTATTTATGCCTGTGAAGAACACGAGGTTTTTGCCGAGAGGTTCGAGCAGATTTTTCATCGAGATCATCGTGGCGCCGGTGGTAACGAAGTCATCGAACACAATTATGTTGTGTTCGGACGGAGGCTGTTTACCAAAGGTAAAGACTGCGCCGACACGATGTTTCGAATGGCACTCGGCAATATCTTCGTAGAACGGTATGCCGAGAAGCGAGGCGAGCCGTGCGGAAATGAGCGAAGCAAAGTTGCGCACCTTGTGGCGACGCTTGGGCGAGGTAACGATGCACCAGTCGCCGGAGGCGAGCGAGTGGCCGAGAATTTGCCGGATAAGGGTATTCATGCCCTCGGCAAACTTCTCCACCATATCGGGGTCAGCCTTTATGTCGGTGAGTGTCCGGCCATAAATCGACTTTTTCCAAAGCGAGATTATGCCGAAGGTGGGATGACGGTAAGAAATCCTAACTTTGTTCGGGGCGAAGTCACAACGAGCCTCGATGCCGGACGCCTCCTTCCACGCCTTGCGCTTCTTCGGAGCGAAAAGGTCGGTCTCGGCCTTTGGCTTGGCGACAAAAGGAACATCGAGGTCGGGGGCTTCAATCGAAGGCACTTCGATGTCTTTCAACATATCGTCCAACGATATGGCCCCCTCCCTGATGTTCCTGTTATCCATAGCGGCGGAGATTAGGCGGCCTTGCCGGAGCAGTCGATATCGCCGTCCTCGGTTTCAAGCGAGCCGACATAGAAGGGCGCGGGCACTTCGTCGGTAGCCTCGACGTTGATGGTTGTCGAGGTCGTGCCGGTGGCACCCTGACCGAGATCCTGGGCGACAGTGGCCTTAGTGAGCCACTTGTCGTTGCCGAGAACGCGGAAGTTGCCTTTCATGTCCTCGACGATGAATACATTGTCGGTGTTGTTGATGTAGGCAGCGGCGGCGGAAGCCTCGGAGCCTACGCCGGGGTGGACGGCGACAAGTTTGTTGAGCTGCGTCTGCGAGGGCAACTCGCCCTGCGCCTCGGAGGTCAACTGCGACTTGTCGGGCAGAATGTCGATATACTTCCACTTCGCATCGGCGGCAAGCGTATAGCTGCCCGCCAGAACAGCGGAAGTGGCTCGGCCCAGTTCATCACGCGGCAACTGCGGATAGCCGAGAATGAACGACTTTGCGAGGAAGTATATGCGGCGCTTTACGCCGGGAAGCTCGGGGGTGCCCTGGCACCATCCGAGCGATTTCTGAATTGATGTGCAAACTTTTGCCATGAGCGTTGATGAGTTGATGAGTAATGAGTTGATGAGCCGTTACACCGCGATTTCAATGGTCTTGAATCGGCGCTTGTCGATGGTCTCGAACTGAACACCGAAGAACATGGTGGCGATGTACGACAGTATGAACGGAGCGTACTCCTTCACCATGACGTTCTCGACGTCGCCCATCTGGTCGTAGCCCACGAGCATATTGCCTTTGGTGGTGACGTGCATGAACTTCGACCCGGCCTTGTTGTAGAGGGGGCAGAACTTCAACTTGCCGTTCGACCCCTCGACGGCACCCTGTCCGTACTGGGTGTTGTAAGGTATGCCCCCGTGGGTGAGCAGATAGCCTTCGTTGTACTTGTCGACGAAGTCCTGCGAACAATAAAGGTAGAGATCCTGCGAGCGCAGACGCGGGTCGAGCGAGAAAAGAATCTCCTTAGCGATGTCAACGGCGTTGGCCGGAGTAATCGCGTCGGTGAACTTCATGTAGTTGCCCTCCTCGGCGGCGATGTTTCCGGCGGCTATTTCCTTTTCGGTGATGGTGTCGAAGCCGTCGAACAGGTCGGCGGTGGTGTTACCGGCGGCGTTGCGTCTGCCGTTCCACACAGCATCGTTCAGATGCTCGGAGAGGTTCTTGGCGATACGTGCCAGGACGTGGCGGGCGGTGGGCGTAGTCATCTGTCCGTCGCCCTTTGTGGCACCTGTGCCTAAAAGGGTCGAGATTGCCGAGTTAGGCTCGAAATTGGCGACAACGGAGCCAAAGTAGGTTTCGAGGTCGCGGAACTCGATGCCGAGGTTGTAGTCGACGGCCCGCTGGGGATTGTAGGGAGCGAACTGAGCGTCGCCGGTCAAGTTGCCGACACGCTCCTTGTATCGGATACCGGGACGACCAGTCATGTACTGGAGCGTGTCGCCGATACCGATAATGGGAAGCATAAGGAGGTCGGAGCGGTATTTGACCGCGGCCTCCTGATACTCCTTGAGGGTGAATGAGAATTTACCTGCCATATTGAGGGGATTGGGAATTAGAAATCGGGAATTGGGTTAGACTTCGTTGTAGAGTGCGCGAGCCGAGTTGTATGTATCGACATACTGCTCGACATCGTTCTTGGGGACGTTGTCGCCGGGCTTGGAGTCCTCGACAACCTGCATGGTAGGTTCGGCGGGCTGCTTGGCGAGCTTCGCCTGAAGGTCGGCGATTGTCTTGTCGCGATCTTCGATTGTCTGCTTCTGCTCGTTGCAGATGCGGTCTTTGTCGGCGAGTGCGTCTTCGATAGCGTCGAGCTGCGCGGTAGAGACGGAAGCCGTGCCGTCCTTGACGGTGATAGGCTTGTCGGCGAGAATGGCCGACAGGAATGTGTAGGTCTTTATCATTGCGGTAGCGATGGGATTGGTTGACGGTTTGAAGAAGGAGGTCAAGGCGACGAGAAAGCGAGAGAAAGCGGAGTCTTTCTCAGCTTCCGCGATAGGTATGTTGGGAATCGGCAGCCCCTCGGAGGCCATAGCCGAAGCGAGCGCGTCGGTGAGCTTCGGGGCGGGTTCGTCGGCAAGGTCGGTGATTTCATCAACGAAGCCCCAGTCGAGGGCTTCCTTAGCCGAGAGCCAGCCGCCGACTTTCATCAGGGCGAGCAAGTCCTCCGGCTTGCGCTTGCACCGGGCCGCATAGAGTTGGGCGCAGTTCAGGTCGAGTTTGTCAAGGTCGGCCTTGATCTTCTCGCAGTCGGCAATAAGAGTAGTGAACTGGTCGCTGTTGAGCGAACCCCACTCGAAGAAGGCCATCGAGCATTTATGCACGAGGTACATGGCCCCGGCATCGATGGAGATGTGGGCCGCGCCGAGCGAAGCGATGGTTGCGGCGGAGGCATTGAGTCCCACGAAATGCACATTGACATTGCCGTGGTTGCGGAAGGCGGCGGAGATAGACAGGCCGGTGGCGAGTGAACCGCCGAGGCTGTCAATGAGGACGTTTACCTGCTTGCCCTCGTTCTTGGCAAGCTCGCGGTCAACGGTCGAGCGGTCGAAGTCGTAGCCTCCGACGTAGCCTTTGAGCGTGATGTTGTATGCGGTCTTTGACATGGCGTAACTGAGTTTTACACCACGAAGTTACCGCTATATATAAGGAGAGGAAAAGACATAAAAAAAGCGCAGCAAATAGCCACGCTTAATTATAATAAAGTTGGAAATTATTATTCATCTTCGAGAAGTTTCACCAAATCATCAGGATTTGGTAATGCTTCGGAGTATTGCTTAGGCAATTTTGAAGTCATGGTATATGTCGCTACACCCATAGGAGCAGACATATTTCTAAAGGCATATTCCACCATTCTATCCGATTTTTCCCTGCAAAGAATAAGGCCAATAGAGGGGTTTTCATCAGGACGTCGCACCAAATCGTCTAATGCCGATAAATATGTGTTTAATTGCCCTGCATATGCACCTTTGAATTTTCCTGATTTCAGTTCAACTGCCACGAGGCAGCGTAATCCCCTGTGATAGAATAGTAAATCTACAAACAAGTCCTTTCATCGACAGTTAACCGATATTGGTTCCCCATAAAGGTAAAGTCCTGACCGAATGCCATTATAAAGTTCTTGATATTCTTGACTATTTGTAGTTCAAGAACTTTTTCATCAATAACATCGTCATCGTCCCAGTCCACAAAATCAAAAAGGTAATTGTTTTTGAACGCCTCTAATGCTTTACGTCGTAGTGTCGCGTCTGTGATTACTTTTGGGAAATTTGTATCCCTGATTTTCTCCTTTTCAAACAGACCGTCTTTGAGTGCATATTTTAATTTTGGCACCTGCCAAAATTCAGTAGCGCATTTTTCAATGTAAAACATCCGTTCAGCGAGTGTAGACGTTTTTCTGAGTATTTCACGATGGTGCGTGAAAGCGACATTGAAAAAAAGCTCTAATTGCGAGGCTGTCAAATCGGCAGTCGTTAATTGCCGATTTATAATACACTCACCGACAGGCATTAATTCAGCGCTAAAATCGGCAGTTGCTGATTGCCGGTTTGAAAAAACAGGTTGCCATTCTTCATAAAAGATACGCATATCTTTTATGGCGGTTTCAGAAAAGCCTCTTAATCCGGGCAATTCCTGACGTAATAATATGGATAAGGTTTTAATGGCACCGCTACCCCAATGACCTTTTCTCGAACGTATAGAGATATATTCGCCAATATTGTAGTACAGAGTAATTACCTGCTTATTTACAATCTTGGCGAGTTGATAGCGGCTATCGATGATAGCAGTCTTGATTGCTTTTACCGCAATCAATATATCTGAATACTCTGATTGAGGCGCGTTTATTATTTCCATGCTACAAATTTACGAAAAATAAATGGAATAACTCGAAAAAATCAATGAAAAAGGGAGCCTTCCTGATGGGGAAAGCTCCGAAGGAGAGAGGGTTCGGAGGGTCAGATGCGGCGGAACACGTGATTGTTCGCCCCCATGTTGTAGTCCCACATGAACAGCTCGCGTCCGTAGGCTTCGTAGTCGAAGTAGTTGGAGAGGCTACCCATCATCCTTTCGAGGTCGTAGCACTCATCGACGATGTGCCGGGCGAAGTCTTCCTCGCTGTCCCATTCTCCGCAGTAGGCTTCCTCGAAGTTGTCGAGTTCGTCGTAGAACTCCATGTAGTCATCGACGGCCTCCTGACCGTGGTTGTCGCACAACTCCGTGTATTCCTGAATGTGGTCGAAGTCTTCCTCGGACATGAAGCCCTCGTTGTACCACTCGCGGGGGAAGCTCTCGTAGTCCTGTGCCATCAGCTCCGGGTCGGGCTCGTCGGCGTGGATCGCCTTGCAGAAGTCGATAAACTCGTCGTAGTCGCTGAAGCTGCTGAGGTCAATCCACAGACCGCAGAGAGAGCCGTCGTTGTACTTGCCGTAAGTACCGACATAGACAGAGGGTTCACCGTGGCAGCCGCTCTTGTGTTCGATGACCGCTTCCTGAAGTTCTTCGGGCGTGTAGCCCAGTTCGCTGAGTCGTTCTTCGACTCTTGGAGTGATGTTGAGTTCTCCGAATTGTAATCTCATTGCTGTAAAATTTTGAGGGTTTGACATTTGGTTCATTTTTCAAGTTTTACGTTGCAATAATTGGGAGAGCTGAGGAAGTGAGCGAAGCAAAAATTTCAAGTAAAATTTTAAGGCCGAAGCCGGTCAATACTACCTGCAAGGTGAAGATTGATAAAAATTTATGCAGTAAATCCGCAGGCTTGTTTTGCGTTGAACGGTCAGCCCTACCTTTGCGACAGGAAAACTAAATGAACCAACTGTCCCGAAAAATCAGCAATGGGATTACGGGGAACTCAACATCAAGAGTCAGAATAACAAGCGGACAGGGCGTAGCCTGACCGGAAGGAAAAGTCGCATAAGAGCGGATGCAGGTGTGCCTGAACGAGTATCTGTGTCGGTGCTTACGATTATGGCAAGTACAATGGCGGCGTGTCGTCAGTGGATAGACCGTTGCGGCCAACGGCCACGACACCTAAGACTGTAAGGTGTTCCACATAGGCGAGGCTGACCCATTCTTTGATACAGGCAGGGACTCCAAAAGAACCCACCGCCTACTTCTGACCCACGAGGGCAAATGTCGGAGAACGACTGAGCCGTTGAAAACGGTCTTGCGACTGCGCGGTGAGGAAGCCGTCAACCCATGACGGAGTTACTGACAACCGACACCCGAAGGGCTACTGCGGAGAGCGGAACGGTTCACGCGCACATCCTCGGCTACCGCCAAGAAAGCGGGCTACCTTGACAGCCCGACCACGGAGCCGTGCTGTTTATGACTACGCGATGGATAAGCGCCAACAAGTTCCGCAACATCTGACCCCTCCCTCTCTGATGCGAGGTGTCGCCCTCCGAGGCGGCTCTATCCTATGAAAAAACCGCCGACGCCTCACGCGCCAGCGGAAAAAGTAACTTCAAAATCTGTATGACCCTGCCGCATCCCTGCGGCAAAATGATTGGGACTGTTTTTGATGCAAAAGTTAAATCACGCACGGCACCATCGACTTGATGGAGACGTGCTTTATTTCGTATACATATCCGGCGGCGTCGCCAGACGGTATGCCGGTCTTATGCTCGCACTCGATTGTCGGGTGCGGTGATTCGAGCGAGCCGATAAGCCAGGATCTGTCGTTGACATCGGTAACGACGAAGCCGGTGCAGACAGCCTGGGGAAGTTCCTGCGAAGTCAGGAACTTCAAGGTGGCGGTGTCCTCGTACCCGGCGCCGTCCTTCTTGGTCTTGCACTCGCACTGAGGCTCGCCGAAAAACTCGATCGGATGGATGTCGGTCAGGATTGGCACCGTCATGCCGCAGATGGCCGACAGGTCAACGCGCCTCGGCAGGTGTCGGCAATCGACCCAACCGATGGCCTTAATTCCGGGTAATATTTGTGTCGAAGTCCTCATTATCGTAGAAATCGTAGAATGGAAAATTTTGGCTGCTGAAATCAATGCGATTTTTTGCGGTTATATTGTTTTTTCGCCCTGTCGCGCATCATGTAGATGTTGCGCTGCCTCTGATAGCGTTTGGCGATAGCGTTCCAGTTCTTTTCTGTCGGTTCGATGCCATGCTTCTCCATCCACGCATAAATCAGCTCGTCCTGACGCTTGCCGATCTTGCCGAAGTGATGCAGCTCCTCCCAAAGCTGAATGTCGAAACGGTTGCGAATAAGATTGAGCAACATCGACATGGCACGGGGCGGCAGGTAATTGTATGTTTCCGGCGGACGGTTGCGGAACGTCGGAATCCTGACGGCCAGTTTGCCGTCGGAGCAGACCTCCGGCTCAATCCCCTCCGGCAGCTTTGCCATATACAGTTCGAGCGTCTTGCTCTCGACGGAGCCGCGAGTAAGATGTACCGGCACATCGCCGCCGTGTTCATGGATGAACCACTGCGCGAGATAATCTTCAAGTTCGAGATATAGATTCATAAACCGCTGTAAATTATATACAAATTTACCGAAAATCAGCGGCTTAGACAATCCGCGCAACGGTGACAAAGAGGGATAAAGAGGGATAAGGCGATACCGCTCCGCGAAGCCGGACTTACAGGTCGGCGAGCAGAAAAATGTGGGAGCGGTATAGTCGGGAGGGTGACAGCGTTGACACTGGAGACACGAGCCGAAGCGAGCCAAAAAGCGAAGCGCGAAGCCGCTATTCTACAATACTTTATCTTTTTTGAAAGAAAAATAAAGTAAGTATAGGTACGGCTCGAAAGTGTCACCTTGTGTCTCCAAAATTTTTCAGAATTTGAAAAATGACTACGAGTGTCAACGATTGTCAACCGTATCAAGATGGCCTAACTTATTGAGATACAATAAGTGCTATCTTGTCAACGCTGACTTTCGTAAAACATACGCTTTTGCATTCCTCTGTTTGGTTTTTGAAAAAATAAAAGGCCAACAATTTGTTGACCTTTGATCGATGGGATGTGGCGTTTCAGAACGGCGCGTCTCCATCATCGGGAGGGCCGAACAGCGAGGATTGCGACGGCTCTTTAGCCGGAGATGACGGCGAGGATTGCGAGGAGTCGCAATCCTCTGCCATTTCCTCTGTCTCGCTGATAACCTCGGTTTCGAGGTTCAGCCCGAACTCGGCCTTAAGCATGGCATAGTTGAAGCACAATGCTTTGGGGCGGTTGACCTTTAGTTTCTTGACCTGAGAGCCGTTGACGGTCTCGAAGGAATAATCCGGCGTACCGTTGGCGAGAAGGATAGTGAAGCGATCCTGTTTCAGACCGAGGAACGAGGGATGCGAGCGCAGGTACGAGAGCATCGTGCTCCAGTTGCTTCGGTTGGCCGTGGCGTTGGCCGCGCCCCTACCGTTGAACAGCCCGGCAACGGCGGCGCTGTTCAGATAAAGCACGGGGGTAGCCTCTTGGAACACGATGTCCTCTTTCATCGTGGTAGAGCGGAACGTGCGGTGCCACTTGATGCGGAAATGCGCCTTGTCGATTGCGCGTCCCTGGGTGTGGAAGCCTTGCAGGGCCTCCCAGAAGTCGCCCATCTCGGAGCTTTCCTGCGCCGTCTCGTTCTGCAAACGCATACCGGCCACGGCCACCGTGAGCAGGTCGTTGTAGCTGAACGGCAGCCGGAGCACCGATTCGAGGGTGCGGAAGGCGGCGAGTGGGATAATCCAGTTGCCGAAGATACGGTCATGTATCTTCTCCCCCTCTATGATTTTGGAAAGCTCCGACTTCGTCAGCGAGTATGCGTTGGCGAAATTCTTCTCGAACAAGGCACGATGGCCGAGGACTTCGAGCGTCAGATGTGTGTTGCCGAGCGAGCACATCGCCACAAGATCCTCGTAAGCGTCGCGCTCCGGCTTGGAGAACGAGGTCTTGGAGAAAGCGAGGAACAGAACACGGGTAAAGAGCGCCATGTCCTGCGTGGGCTTGTCCTGGCCGCACAGGGCAATGCCGGTGGAGATGATAGTCTGCGCCGCCATGCCGTCCGTGTTCTGATTCTTCTTGGTCTGGCCACCGCCTCCCCACAGACCTTTGAGGTACGCGATTTTTCGCACATCGAGGTCGTTCTTGTACTCGTCGAACACGACAAGCGAGTTGACCGCCTGACTGACACGGTCGTTCATGGCCGGAACCGAGGTGACGCCGAGGTTGGGCGGGTCAACGCTGTGGATAAAGAACGACTGGAGAGAAGTGGCAAGCGTGGTCTTGCCGGTACCTTTCTCGCCGAAAAGGTTAAGTATGGGGAAATGTCGTGTGCGGTTGAAAATCACATCACGGTATAGAGTGGCCAGCAGATAGCAAAAAGCGATTTTGGCGTTGTCGCCAAACACCTTGACGAGCTGCACGGCGAAGTCATGGAGCTTTATGCCGCTGCGGTTTTCATGTATGAAAAGCCGCTCGAACTGGTATATTTCGGGATTTGTCTCGTACATCTTCGATGTGGCCGGGATATAGAAAGATTTATTTGGGGCTGTTTCCACGATGCCGAGTTCATCGACAGCAAGGAACCGCTCGCCGTTGAAAACGCCGTTGCCGAAAGCGAAGAAGCCGTTTACAGCGTCCCAGCCCATCTTGCGGACGCGCTCTGCAGAGCGGGTGCCGCGATAGAGATATTCCTTAACGTTGTTGAGCTTGTCGATCTTGGCTCGCCATATATAGTTGCCGACAGAGCCGACGCGCTGTTGGAAAGTCGTGAGCGAGCAAAGTTCTGACTCCCGGAACTCTATCTCGACTGCCTCGTTGAACTTGTTCACCATGCGGAACAGACGGGTGCCGTTGCTCTCGTCCTTGATATGATAGAGCGATTCGAGAAAGAAGTTGGAGAGCCTTACGGCCTCTCCCTCGTCATCGTAGGTATAGAAGCAGTTGTCGATGATGTTCAGATTGCACTGGCGCAGAAGCTCCTTGCGTCGCTCGGCGTCATTCTTAGGCTCGGAGTTGGCCGCACGTTGCCGGGCCTCGCCTTTGGCACGGCTTACGGCAGAACGCCACGCCTTGACAGTGCCGTTGATTTTCGCCAGGGATGCGATATACTCCTCGGCTATCGCATCATCGCTGATATGCCGCAGCAGGTCTGCGACTTCGGCGACAATCACGCGCTGTTCGGCCAACGAGGAAGCGGAGGAGAATTTCTTCTCCGCGAGCCAAAGGATAAAGGGCGTTTCAGCGATGGAATTGTAGATTTCCTGAGACAGAATATATTCGTCGGCGTCATTCTTATGGAGGATGACGCTTTCATCGTCGGCTTTTTTCTCGATGAACGGAAGCTCGCGCACCGTAACGTCGAAGCCCCTGCGGACGGCTTCGGCGCCGTTCTGCATAACGGCCTTGAAGCCGGGCCCGAAAGGTTCATCTTTCGGAGGGTCTGAATCCGGGATGAAGCAGACCGATTGGGTAAAGCGTTTCAGTATGTCGAACTGGGCCGCGCTCCATGCCGTGCCGAGCGTGGCGACGGTGTTGTCAAGCCCGATGGACTGCATGCGCAGCACATCGGGAGCGCCCTCGACGATATTATAGTAGAGGGCCTGACGGCAACGGCTCGCGCGGTCAATACCAAATATCGACGCGCCCTTGTTGAATATCAGCGAGTTTGACGAGTTGATATACTTGCCTACGTTGTCGGCCTTGTCATCGCCGAGGTATCGCGCTGTAAAAGCGATAACGCGTCCGAAGCGGTCACGGATAGGGATTACAAGGCGGTTGCGGAACAGGGTGTATATCCTGCCGCTCTTAGCATCTTTGCGGTATATGCCCGATTGCAGGAGCAGATCTTCGGAGATAGCTTTGCTCCGGCAATACTCCATTAGCAACCTGCCGTCCTTCGGTGCCAGGCCGATGCCGCGTGTCTGGCAGAACTCCTCCGGCCAGCGTAGGTAAGCGTACTCACGCGCCGCCCGCGCCTCGTCGTCCATCTCGATGCGCAGTCTGTCCTGAAAGAACTGATGCACTATGGCGACGGAGGCCAGCACTGATTCTTTCAGTTGCGCCTCCTGCCGTTGCTCGTCGCTTACTTCATCGCGGCTGTACTCTATGTGCAGGTTGTTTGCTTTGGCAATGGCTTCGACGGCCTGATGGAAGTCCAGCCCCTCTTTCTCCTGATAGAACTTGATGCCGTCGCCCCCGCGATGGCAACTGTGGCAGTACCACAGGTTTCTGCCGGGAGTGATGGAGAAAGAGGGCGTTTTCTCGGAGTGGAAGGGGCATGAGGCGAACATCGTTGAACCACGGCTCTTAAAAGCCAGCCCCCACGACTTCAATACATCTTCGATGTCGAGGTTGCGGACGGCCTCTATTGTTTTGTCGCTAATCATAACACTTTGGCTTTGTCCCAGCAGTCGATAATCGACTGACCGGTGTATTTCAGTCTGCGCGGATTGGAGTTGCAGGGAGAGATAAGACCCAAGCGGCGCAGTTTGCGCAGGGTCTTATGGCACACGCCAAGTTCGGCACAAGTTCTCTTAACTGAAAATACACCTTCGGGGTCGCAGGTCGGGCGGAACTCGATCATGGCCGGGCCTCCTGCAAATCTTCGGCGGAGTCGGCGAAGATGCGCTCTCCGGCCTCATGTTCTATAATCTCTTTGGCGAAGTCGGGTATGCGACACGCCATAGCCTTCCAGTTGAAGAAAGTCTGCCGCTTGACTCCGGCGGCTTTCACAACTGCCGATACGAACTCGACGCGCTCCCAAAATGAGAGGGTGCCGAGATAGGCATTGAGCTGCGCGGCCTCGCGGTGCTTGATGTCGTTGTTTATTGTTTGCTGCATCATCAGTCTGTATCTTTGAAGTAGTCTTGTTCTGTTCGCTGTAACAGTCTAAGGTCTGCGGTGAAGTATTCTACTTTGCCCGGCCTCTTATACGGGGTAATTTTACGTTGAGCCTTCCATCGGTCTACATTCGAGCGCCCAAACATCCGATAAGCCATTCTTTGGCTAATATACTCGGGGTCTTTGGAGTCGTCTCGAAGCATTCTTGCCACGGTTGCGGCTATATCTTTGACGAATACCGCATAAGGAACTGCCCTATCTATGAACTGGAGCATACTCATAACTCGGCTATTTTGTACGGGTTATTTCGATGATGCGCAAATCGCGGTCTGTGCGAGTCTTGAACAGCATATCGAACATTGCACCAAGCTCAGAAGCCTGTACTCGCACGGTTTTCAGCTTCTCGATGGGGAAGCTGAGGGTTTCTCCTATACCCATGTTTAGGAGAGTCGGACGTATTTTGTTGGTTTTATTCTCCATGATTTCTTGCTTATTAACTAATTAATGATTAACTTTGCAATCAGAATAACTCTATTTGGTAACGCAAAGTAACAATCAATAGTTTGAATTGACAAATAATTGGTGGTTAATTTACGCATTTATAACAGTTTAATGTTTGACTAACTAACTAATGATTAACATTGAATTGAAAGAGGTACACGTCGGTCAAGCCATCAAAAAACGGCTTGAAGAATTGGAAATGACCAAAAGTGAGTTCGGACGGCTCATTGGTGTACCACAACAGCATATCAATCGTATTCTTGAACGGGATACGATGGAAACAAAGAAGTTAATCAAGGTCTGCCGTGTCCTTGAGTACAACTTCTTTGCGCTATTTTGCGAGTTTCCAACGAGTATAAACGCATACCTCGCCGCCGTAGCACTTGGTGGCAACGCCTCTTATAGTGTTGGTGACGCTTCTTTGCTCGCCCAAATGGAAGCGAGTAAGATTCAAGCTGACGGATTGAGAGAAAACGCGAACCTATTAAAGGAGCAAGTCGAGATTCTGAAAGACCAGGTAGAGGGCTTGAAGAAGCAACTTGCAGATAAAGACGAGTTAATAACCATTTATAAGAAAGGAAGCAATATGTAGAAAACCATGCCGAGAACGTTAGGACTCGGTATCAAGAACAAGACAATTCACAGTCTTTCTAATTATTGTTTAGAGATAGTTTAGAGTAATTGACAAATAGTCTGACTATCAGCTAACAATAATAGTGGCCCAAGCCGCGATAGAGGATTGAGAAGGCGCAAAATCGCTCTTTTCGCCTCTATGCCATAAATTTGTTTAGAATATGTTTAGAGCGTTTTCGCAACGCGCTGAATTTCAAACAAGAATTATGGTGGCCCAGGCTGCCATCGAAGATTAAGAGATAACTACTGAAAATCAACGCCATAGGCGGTATGTCCTGATAACAAAGGATATACCGCCTATGTTAGTCTTATAGGAATTGTGCATTTGTACACGATAGTTAGCACTAATGAACCGCGAAAATTCAACAAAATCGGCACGTTTCTCAACGGGCTAATTCAACATGAATTAAACAAGATAAACAACTAATACTTCATAAGATATGGCAATACTGACTATCTGCGTCAACAAGCAGCGCAAAAGAAAGGACGGGTGCTATTCGGTCTATATCCGCATAGCCCACAATGGCAAATCGGTCTACATGCCCACCGACAAGGTTGTTGGCGCCAAAGGTCTTTCCTCTTCGATGGAAGTGATAGACCCTTTCGTCCTCAAACCCCTGTCATCGCAAATCGTTTCATGGCTCGATTCCTTGAACCGGCAAGACATCTCGGCATGGACCGCCAGACAGGTGATGGATTTTCTGAAGAATCTAAACGAGGACTTGATTTTCTCGGACTATGCCCGCAAGCATATCGACCGCATGATTGACCGCGGGCAGGAGCGCAACGCCAAGAATTATCAGTTGGCCCTCCAGCACATGGAGCGGTACTTCGGTACAACGCAGGTGAAGTTCGCACAGCTCACCTCGGTCAACGTCAACAAGTGGATAGCCACGTTGAGCGGCACGGCGAGGGCGAAGGAGATGTACCCTGTGTGCATCCGTCAGATATTCCGTGCGGCCATTGACGAGCTGAACGACTATGACAACGGCATCCTGCGCATCAAGACCAATCCGTGGGGCAAGGTGAAGATACCCGCAGCCGACCGCCCGGACAAGAAGGCCATCACTGCCGAGGAGTGCCGGACATTCTTCGCCGCTCCCCTGCCGGAGACACGGATGATAGACCCGTTGCCGGAGCTTGGCCGCGATGTGGCCATGATGGTGTTGTGTCTGGCCGGCATGAACACCGTGGACATCTACAACCTGCGAAAGGCGGATTACTACGGAGGCATCATCCACTACAAGCGGGCAAAGACAACGCGACTGCGCACCGATAACGCCTACATCGAGATGAGGGTGCCGGAGGTCATCAAGCCGTTGTTTGAGAAATACAGGGCCGGAGACCACACCGACCGGCTGTTCCGTTTCTGCGACCGGTTCTCGTCATCAGACAGTTTCGGCTCCAACGTGAACACGGGCATCAAGCAAATCTGCAAGTCGATGGGGATACCGCAGGAGCGTTGGTATTGCGTCTACACGTTCCGCCACACATGGGCGACAACGGCGCAGAACGATTGCGGCGCGACAATAGCCGAGGTGGGATTTGCGATGAACCACTCGCACCGACACTCGGTGACGCGAGGATATGTTATACCCGACTTCACACCGGCATGGGAGTTGAACGAGCGTGTGATTGATTTTATCCTCTTCAGCGATGCAACCTCGCGGCGCATGGCGCATGAGCAGCCGAAGGAAGAGGGGCTGTTTCGTCTATCGCCGAAGATGCTCATCCGTGCGGCGGCGTTTTTTCAAGGCAAGTGTCTGGCCAACTTTGAGGACATCGGCTATTCCAACATCGAGGGGGTCACGAAGGCTTTAGTCGCGCAATTCCCTGCCGACATCCCCGACCGCTCGATGGTGCAGTTCAAGATTGTCAACTGCGACAGCGGCAAGGTCTATGTCTACGAGCATCAGAAAGGGAAAGGATTTTAGCAACCCGCCAAGTCGAACGTTACATACAGACCTCCTTTCTCCGAGAGCGCCTTTATCTCGGATGAGTTGAGAGTGCCATCCTCTACGACAATGGTAAGAACGGCCCTTTGGATTACTCCTACTCTCTCGACAAGGGTGTAGAGTTCAGAGAAACGGAAGGTTGATGATTTGACTATGATGCCGGAAACACCGACAATGTTTTTGATTTCTGAGAATGTCATGACTGTTGTTTTGAAATTTCAGCGGCAAAGATAATGTTTGAGCCGCGAGCCGGAACTTTATCTTTTGGCCCATGCCGAAATTACGGCGTGGCTCTTTTTCTTTTTCGCGCAACTTTTTCTTTTTCTCCCTCCCGGCCGAGGGTTAAGCCTCAAAAAATTTTTCTCTCGCGTGTGTACGTACGCGCGTATCAACGAATCGATATAAATATATTTCTTTTTTATCAAAAGAAAGGTTTCGGAAGAAATGCCCTTTAATTCCGAAGTTTGGGTAAGAAATAGCAATAACTTCCGAAAGAATGTGCTTAACTTCCGAAAGAATGGCAATAACTTCGAAGTAATAAGGATAAATGGGTAAGGAATTTTGGCCGAAAATCAGCCGAAAATGCCCCAAAATCAGCCTCTTTTCAGACCCCTAAAATCATCATGTTTTCACTTGTCGCACAATAAAAAATCAAAAAGGGAATTAATGCCCTTTAATTCGGAAGAAATAGCAATAACTTCCGAAAGAATGTGCTTTTCTTCGGAAGAAATAGGCTATAATTGGGTAAGAAATACTGCAATTATCGGAAGAAAAGCCTATTGTTGGAGAAGAAATAGGTATAAATGGGGAAACAATTCCGGGAATGAATTATGCCGAGCTGCGAGGCCCGGCATGGCTCTAAAAGTAGATAAAAATAGACGGAGTCTCAGTTGTCGTTGTCGGAGGCGAGGTCTTTGAGCCGCTGCTCTATCGTGGTGGTGATTTCACCGGCCAACGACACCTCTGCCGACACTGACTGCATCTGCGGAGTGTGGTAGCGCAGAAGTTTCTCCTGTATTGCGGCGCGGTCCTTCGGCTCCATCATCATCATGTCTATGTCGAAGTCGGAAATGACGAGGGGATTGCCTTCGGGGTCAGCGAGGGTTATGGTGCTGTAGACCTCACCCTCTTTTGTGCGAAGTTCGATAATGCGCGGAGAGCCGTCCATCTGGGTCTGTGGCTTAGGCTCGAAATAGGCTGTCGAGGCCGCGCGCAGATGCTCTTTGAGCGGACTGGGTGTGTTGGGTGTACCTTTCTGTCGGCCACCTGTTTTTCTTCCTTGTGCCATGTGACTAATAAGTTAAAGATGTGATGCAAAGGTATGGGTTTACCTTTGCCCCATAAATATAACTTTTTAATTTCTAAATCAAATGGCAGCACAAGGTGGCATCATATCAGCCGCGATGGAACTCATCAAAGAGAAAGAGCGTCAAGGCGATAAGGCTATGGATAGGTTGCATGACGGTTTCAAGACCCAGATGCAGCTCACGGCCAATCAAGGAAGTTGGACGGGTGATGCTAAGCCCTCCCAAGTCGTAAAGGAAAAGGAGACTGTGAAAGAGGTCAAGGAGCCGGAGGAGGAAAAGCCGAAGTCAGAAACACCCTCGGCTCCCGCTCCTGCGCCTGCACCCGAGCCGTCCGGGGATAAGACTGACGAGAAGAATGTTGCCGACATGAGCATTATTGGACTCGCACATGGCGCGAAATAAGTTTAACCTCATACATCATAATCGACATGGGCATTTTAGGCAGTGCAATTGGCGGAGCATTGGGCATCGGAGCAAGTATCTTCGGTGGTATCAGTGCATCCAAGGCTATGAAGAGGGTCAAGAAAAATCTTGAGGGTCAGTTGAAAGAGAATCAAGATTGGTATGACCGCAGATATAATGAGGACGCGACACAACGTGCCGATGCACAGCGCATCCTCACGATTACAAATGACAACATCCGGCAACGCAACCAAGCGGCGGCAGGAGCGCAAGCCGTGATGGGCGGCACAGAGGAGAGTGTGGCGGCGGCAAAAGCGGCCAACAATCAAGCCCTCGCAGACGCAACCTCACAGATTGCCGTCAACGGTGAACGCCGCAAGGACCAGATTGAGGGACAGTATATGCATACCAAATCCGACCTCAACGACAAGCTCAACAATCTGGAACAGGCAAGGGCAGGTGCAATCTCACAAGCCGTACAGGGTGTGGCACAGGCAGGTTCCAACATGGCGAGTGTATTCTAAAGCATTATCATCATGGTAAATCCCAATCAACCAATAGTAGATGCCCGTTCAACGGTTGTAGGCAACAACCCGTCTATTGCTCCTGCGGGCAACGGAGGCTCCACACCACCGCCACAACCGGCAGTTGCGCCTATCACGCCCGCCGGTTCCTCGTCATCGTCCTCCACAGTCAAGACAACAACCACCGTTCCCATCTCTACGACTATCCCGGAGCAGTACACCGCGAGCAGCTATGCAGAACTCATTCCTCAGCTTGAAAAGCGAATGGCCGAATATAAGCCGCTTTCAGAAGAGGAACTGAAGAAACTGCGCCGCCGTCAGAAGGTCGAGGGTATAATCAGCGGCATTTCGGATGCAGCACAGGCTGTGTCAAACCTTATCTTCACAAATCAGTATGCGCCGAACATGTATAATGCCAAAGAGGGCATGTCGGCCAAGGCCAAAGAGCGGTTCGATAAGGAGAAGGCACAGCGAGAGGCCGATGCCGACAAATATCTGCAATATGCCCTTACTATCGGCAGAATGAAAGATGCCGACAAGGAGCGTGGCTTACAGGCATGGAAAACAGAACAGACCCTCGCACGTCAAGACCGTGCCTGTGATGCAGGGCGCAAGGACCGAGAGGATGACGTTGCTTTCCGTAATAAGGATTATGACGAGCGGTTACGTCAATGGCAAGCCACTTTCGACCGTCAGGGAGAATGGCACGAGGAAGAGGGCAAGCGTTGGGAGCGGCAGTTCAAGGAGAGTGTGCGCCAATTCAACGTGCAGTCCTCTCTGGAGCGTCAGCGCATCAACATAGCCGCTCAACAGGCCGCTCACTCCATGCAGCAGGGTCAGATGACATTCAACCTCGGCTCCGGCAACGGCAATGTCACTCTGACAATGGACAAACTCAATGCCCAGACGGTATCTCGCATTTTCAGCACTCTGCCCGTAAACGTCCGCTCACAGGTCCAGGGCGACCCGATTGTGCAGAATGGGTTTGTCGTAGGTTACAAGCCGCCTACGACCGAGGCAATGCTTATCGCCATCGGTGCCAACGTGGAAAGCTCACCGGCCACACAGAACGCCATCAAGCAGGTAGCAGGACTTGAAACAGGCAAGAAACCCGCAGGTTATTAATCAGATTATCATCTATCAACATGGCTAATCCCAACGATAATTTATACAGACTGTATCAGAACGGGTTGAAACATTTCTCTCTGCCCGACTTCGATACATTCAAACAAGACATGATGGACGAGCAGAAACGTAGGCGGTTCTACACTAACATGCAGGAGGCCTACTCTCTGCCCGACTTCGATACGTTTTCAAAGGACATCGGCACGGTTGCCCCTCCTGCCCCGGCACAACCGGCGGCACAGGCGCAACCGCAGCAATCCACCACACCCTCTACTGTTCAGCCTATTAAGGACGCCACGGCACGACAGGCGACCGTTCAGAGTGCCACAACGCCGGCACAGCCGGAGGGCTGGAAACCCTCTCCCATGCAGCAACGTGCATTCCAGATGCAGATGGATGAGGCCAACGCCCGGCTGAAAAAGCAGGGCGAGGAATTTCAGCAGCGCATGGAGGGCATAAAGAAGGGCAATCGCCCCGGTGCCTTCATGGGTGAACGTGAGTTTAATCCTCAGAGTGGTGAGATGGAAAAGGTCTTTTACACCACTCAAGGGGAGCGTGTGCCTACTCAGATGCAGCAGAGCAAGGCCAACACGGAGTATCATCAGTGGTGGGAGAATAACACCGAGGCAGGAAGACGGTCAAAAGAACAGCGTCTACAGCGAGAGTTTGACGACAGGCTTTTCCACCTTTGGGACCGCCACAACCCCACCGAGGGAGAAAATGCCGCTGAACAGGCATGGTCATCGGCAGAGTTGCGTCTGAAAGAGGCGATGAACCGTAATGCGAGTGAGATTTACAGGGACAGAGGCGATGCAATGGCAAATGCCGCGTTCTTAGGTGGACGCGAGAACCACGTCATGAACGCCTCGATGAACAGCCACCGCAACATGGTAGCCCGTTTTACCAACTTCGACCTTGACCGCCTCATGAACGATTCATGGGATAATCTTGGTGAGGACGGACAGAAGGCACTCATTGACGATTGCTATCAGATGTTGCGCCGCCGCAATCCCGGTGCTGATGAACTTGCGCTGTACAATCAAGCCAAGCAGTTTGCCCGTCAGCAGTCAGACCTACGCCTGTACAATCTCGCGGTTGAGAAGAATATGCCCAAGGGGAATCTGGAATATCTCATGCGCAAGATTGGCGACATGAATTTGCTGATGAATGTCAGCAAAGGTATGGCTGTGTCAAGTGCAGACGGCAAAACCGGTGATATGGCGGCATACGAGGCTGCAAATGAGCAATACCGACAGGACGGCCACAAGGCTCTTGACGTTGCAGGTATGGTTGCAGGTTTCGCACTCGACCCCACGACATGGTTGTCGGCAGGTGTGGGAGGCGCAGCTACAAGAGGTGCTATGTGGGCCGGTGGTCGTTTCATGGCAGGGCGCGGAGCCTCAGCCGCAGTGAAACAAGCCGCCACAAGGCAGTTCGCGACCTCCATGATAGGCCGCATCACAGCCGGTATCGCCGGAGGTGCGGCAAACTTCGGCACATTCGAGGGGCTTAAGGAGATGGAAAACCAATTTGCCCATGGAGGTCATATTGTTGGGCAGGACGAGGTAGGCCGATATATCAATGAGGGTTATTCAGCAAGCGCCGTTGGCGGGCAGTTCCTTCATGGCCTCGGCATGGGTGCCGCAATCGGTTGGCTCGGACCTGTATCAGGCAATGTGTCTGACAAACTCGTTAGAGCTACTTCAAGCACAATGGGCAAGGTTGCGACCCGCGCCGGTGTCTATACAGGTGCCACCATTGCCGAAGGTACAATCTTCTCTGTCCCCGAATGGATTGAGGGAGAGCGTGACGGATTTGACGTGTGGACCGACAACATGGCCATGATGGTTGGTTTCAAGGCCAAGCACATGCTCAAGAGTGCAGGTGGTGTCTTAGGCGACCTCAAGGCATCATTCGACAGTCCCACCAACGGCAGCAAGAACCGCCTGGACTTTGAGAGCCGTCTGCGTCAGCGCATGGACGCTCCTTCAGATGGCGGCATGGCTTTGACAAAGGATGAACAGGCCGAACTTAAACGCTATGGCTACGACCTTCGCGAACTTGTTGAGAGTGCGGAGCGCACAGGCGATGCCGCTGAGGGCAGTCTGATAGCTCAGAACGCCCCCGAAATCGTCAGCCGCCTTACAGACATGGTTACAGACCCGCGCGTCAGCGAGGCTGCAAGAGCAAAGATGTACTACTTTGCAACTGGCCGTAGGCTCCCGATGTCTACCGTGATGAGAGGTGAACTTATTGAAGATGGCGATGGCGGTTTCATTGTGGAGTCGCAGGGAGCCAACGGTGTTATCACCTCGCGCTCATTCAAGAGCCGCAAGGCCGCAGACCTTGAGTTGGAGCGCATCAAGCGTCAGACCGAACTGAACAGCATCGAGCTTGGCGAGAGGTATCAGCAGACCGCCGACTTCGAGAACCGCTTGCAGGATGCTTGCCGAACCGTGGCCGCTGAGAATGGTTGGGATATGGTGGAGGTTTACCGCACCTGTGAGGAGGCACGGCGCAACCATCAGCGTGGAGGCAACAAGGAGTTTGACGAGGCACAGCAGAACATTCTCCGCAAGGTGACTGACGCTATGGGCGAGTTTGAGGAGACAGAAGTCACCGATGCCATGCGTGGCCGCATCAACGAGAAATACGGCGTGGACATTGACGGGGCAATCCGCAAGGAGGCCAATCGCCGCACACAACAGGAGCAAACGGCCATAGATGAGTATATCTCAGAACTCATTCCCGAAAAGGCTAAGGAACATAATCCCGTTGAGGATGCCGAGGCCGAGGACATAACCAATCAGAAACTTCTGAGTGATGAACCTGCCGCACCGCAAGGCCCTGCCGAGGGAGAGCCTATCGACCCGCGTTTCGACAACTCCGCTCCTGCCACAGAATACGACCCGCATCAGCCCGGAGGCGAGCAGACACCTGTTGGCCGTGCCGTGATGAAATACCAGGACCGGCCCGTTGAGGTGTTGAGCGGTCGTGTCGTGATGACCGATGACGGCACAATGGTTGACAACAGGCGCAGCGATGCCTCGATTGTCATTCGTGACATTGCCACAGGTAAAATAGAAATGGTATCGCCCGAGGCCATTCTGTCCTATGAAGAGTACGCCCCGGAGAATGGATATGTGACCGATGATGGTTTTTCCATTCGTGCCGCACGTGCGGATGAAACAGAACCTTCTGTCGAACCGCAATCAAGATACACTTCCGGCCAAATCAAGATACGCAATTCTGACGGCACCGAAACCCGCGGCGTCCTCACCGGCTATGTCGATGAGAACGGCAACCATGAGTATTATGTTGAGGGAGACCTGCAACATCTTCATTACGCATCGGACCATGAGCTTGACACAATTCTTTCCGAGTATGAGCCGGACGAACCTCAGCAGCCAACCGCAGAACAGCCGCAAGTCGCTGAACGGGTCTACCCCGAAGGAGTGACCGATACCGAGGCATACGACAAAGGTCTTGAATATGGAGCATCTGCCACGGACATTTCTGATGAGGACCTCAACAGAACCATAGAAAGAGCCAGCGATGAAAACGTGGTGGCGACTTTTACTGACTATGGCCGTGGTTGGTTGGAAGGACTCAAGCAGGAGCAGCAACGCAGAATACAGGCCGCACAGCCCGAACAGACTGCACCTATTGAGCCTACTCCCACTCCAGAGCCGACAGCCGCACCGACAACGGAAACACCTGCGCCTACCACGATGCCGCAGGGCGATGTCTCCATGCCGACAGGAGTAAACCCTGTTGGCACTATTGCCGTACCTGAGCATGACGGCAGCACACGCACGTTCACCGTGGGCAAGAATGCCGAGGGTCAGAATGTCGTCATTGATGAGCGAGGCTTTATGTGGGCGCATGACGGCAACGGCAATGCCATGCGTCCATATTCACCCGGCACCAACGTCCCTGTATGGACAGATGAGCAGCTCTCCAAATTGGGGGCTGTTCAACCCGCCAACGAGCAGCCCGAAACCGTTCCCAATCAGCCCGAAATCGTCCCCAATTCTGAGGAAACGCCCCAAAATCCTACGGAAAACGCCGTTTCAAATGTGGAAACCGTTCCCAATCCCGCTTTGCCTGTACAGAACGTACAGCAACCTGCGTATGACGAGAATGGTTTCATTGTTCCAAACCCTGCCGATGTTCCTGTTGACGTCAGTGTTCCGGCTCAACCTAAACAGGAGCTGACGCCACTGCAACGCATCCCACGTGATGTAAAGGGCGAACCTATCTTTGAACAGGCTGAGAACCCTGAGCATGGTTGGGATGCCCTTGTTGAGTTTGCTGAAGGTGATGCCACTACAGCAAAGGAGATTGCCGACACCATGGCCGAGGAGAAACGCAAGGCGCTTGAAAAAGCGCAAAAGCAGAAACCGAAGGGCAAGAATCCGACAGAAATTCTCGCATCGAAGAAGGCTATCACCGCCGGACTCGCACAGGCCGAGCAGGAATACAATATCTGGAAACAGATGGCAGGTGTCGAGCAGAGCCGACAGGAGGCCATTCGCACCCGGCAGGAGGCGGAGGCGCGACAGCGGGCCGCAGAACGAGCCGAGGCTGAAAAGGCCGAGCGAGAGGCTCGTGAGGAGGCCGCACGTCTTGAGCGTGAGGCGTTGGAGGGTATTCCGGAATGGCACCTTGACACTCCCGAAAATGCCCGCAAGCGCGGTGTGCGCCGTTTCAGCGGTCAGATGTTCACTCGCCAGGAGCCTGTGCAGGGTGTCGTTGGTAAGGAAGTGGAGGTCAAATTCTCGCAGAAAGACCTACCCAAAGGACATTTGGCCGTCATCGAGGCTACGCAGCTACAGCCCTCGCATATACAGGGCCAGCGCAATCCCATGTTCTTTATTGAGGAAGCGCAACCCAAGAACCGAGCCGAGGCCGTATCTATGTATGCTGGAAAAGGCGCGTGCGTTTGACCCCTTCGGGCACGCGGGACTGACCCCTTTGGG